TATGAATCTGATGTTAAAATTGATGGGATTACTTGTCCATTAGATATGGATCAACAATTTTGGGACGAGCTTGAAAACATGGAGAATATCTTAGCTTCTGGCGAAAGAATTCACACCGTGTTTCGTGGTAATTTGAAAGATGAAGCCACCAAGCTTACAAAGAACAAAGTACGTGTATTTGCTGGGTGCGAACTCGCATTTACATTACTGGTAAGAAAGTATTATTTGTCTATTATTCGTGTCATTCAGACCAATTGGGATGATTTCGAATGTGCTGTTGGAATTAACGCACATGGTCCAGAGTGGACTAGATTGACTGAAAAATTGACAAAATACTCTACCACACGTATGGTCGCTGGAGATTATGCTGCTTATGATAAGCGTGTATGTCCAGAGGCCACTTTGGCTGCGTTTGATGTTATGATTCGCATCGCAACAAAAGCAGGTTATACTGTTCGTCAACTCAACATTATGAGGGGTATTGCGACAGAAATTTGCTTACCTATTTATGAATACAATGGTATTCTTCTAAAAGTTTTTGGATCTAATCCTTCTGGACATCCATTAACTGTTATCGTCAATAATTTGCAAAATAGTTTATATCAAAGATATGCTTATTACGCAATGCATGAAGGCGAAGAAGTTCCTTTATTTCATGAACGGGTATCACTCATGTGTTATGGTGATGATAATGCTATGAGTGTGCATGAAGATGAAAAGAAATTTAACCATACTACTATTTCGAATGAATTAGGGAAAGTTGGTATTAAATATACAATGGCTGATAAAGAAGCTGAATCCATTCCTTTCATTACACTTGCTGAGACTTCTTTTTTAAAGAGAGGTTTTATTTACAGTGAGGACTTGAAGAATTGGATTGCTCCTATTGAAGAGTTGTCAATTTCAAAATCATTGCACAATTATATGTCGCGACGTGGATCGACGGCTTTACCAGAAGAAGTTTCTGGTGATGCTATCAAAAGTGCTGCTCGTGAATATTTTTTCCATGGAAGAAATGTTTATGAAAAGCGACGCTTGCAATTGCATGAAATTCGTGATAGACATGAATTACTTACATTTGTTGGCGATTTACCAACTTACGAGGAAATGGTGGATAAATATCTTGGAAAAGAATTAAAATCTGTTGATTTATCTGATCCAGGTGTTTTGATGTTTCAATAAGTTGGCCCCGTCGTGGAGACGTTAAAATCCCGCTGAGCACGTAATTACTCTCCGCGAATACCATCGCGGAATCGCTAAAACGGTATGTATTATAGCTGATTTACCGGTGTAGTTTCTAGTTCCCATTTCTAGAACTGCACGAGGAATGTATAATATAGATTTTTGTTCCCTATTTAGGGAAGGCTTAATCAGCCAAAAATGTGGGCTCTTTCCATGTTGCATTAAGGCGTGCGACAGAGGATATGTAAATAAATGACCTTACTTCTCAATTTAATGTAAAAATAAATAAAGGAAGCACAGGCACCAGTGCTCAAATGGTGTCATTTAAAGATCAGAACCCTGCGTATACGTATGAGGTTCAATCGCAACCCGATATTACTTATAAGGCAGCTGAAAATGATGATGCTGACTTAGGTAATTTTTTCTCACGTCCAATCAAATTAGATTATGCGTGGGGAACTGGAATTTCTAACTTTTCACAAGATTTCAATCCTTGGACTGAATTCTTTGAGAATGACAGAGTTATAAACCGTATATCCAATTTTAATAACTTGCGATGTAAATTACACGTAAAGTTTTTGATTAATGGTAACGGTTTTCATTTTGGAAGATTGTTAGTAAATTACAAACCGTTACATACTTCAGATGATTTTTACACAGATCGTGCATTTAGTAGATTAGATAATGTTGCGGCGTCCCAACGTCCGCATATATATTTAGATCCTACTACTTCATCTGGTGGAGATATGATTTTGCCATTCTTTTGGCCGAAAAATTATCTCAACATTCCAAGTCAAGATTGGAGACAAATGGGAGAGATTTCTATTCGCACTTTGCAAGATTTACAACATGCAAATGGCGCATCAGATATCGCTCGTATTTCCGTCTTTATTTGGGCTGAAGATGTGACATTGTCCATTCCAACATCCTCCGAACCTGGTGGTTTGACACCTCAGGCAGGGGAAGATGAATATGGAAAAGGACCAATTTCCCGACCAGCGAGTGTGGTTGCTCGTGTAATGGGAAAATTGACAAACGTGCCATATATTGGTAACTATGCAAGAGCAACAGAAATTGCTGCCGATGCGATGGGTGCCGTGGCTACGATGTTTGGATATGCACGTCCAAATAATTTGTCAGATATTCAACCATATAGACCTACTGTAATGGGGAATTTAGCTAATGTTAATTATCCTGATTCTGCCGTAAAATTGTCGCTTGATTGCAAGCAAGAATTAACGGTTGATCCAGCAACAGTTGGTCTATCAGCAGTAGATGAGATGACAATCAAGTCTATTGCTTGTCGTGAGTCCTGGTTGACTAGTTTTAATTGGTCTCCTGATTCAACGATATACCCGCCAGAAACGGCATTATTCAACATACAGGTTACACCTCATGTCTGGAATTATCAGACTTTGGGTGGACAGAATGAAATTCATTTTCCTGCATGTGGTTTCATTGCACAGCCGTTTGCAAATTGGCGTGGTACAATGAAATACCGATTCCAAGTCGTATCTTCGAATTACCATAAAGGGCGTCTTAAAATTGTTTATGATCCCTATGGATTTCAATCAAACGAATATAATACCAATTATACTCATATTATTGATATCGCGGAGGAAAAGGATTTCACTGTCGAAATAGGATGGGGATCATCTGAACCATATAAGAAAATTGTCGATCCGACTTTTTCTAGTGTGCGTTTTAGTAATGGTCCTCCTACAGTTGTTCCATTAGACGTGGCAAATGGTATGTTAGCTGTTTATGTTGTTAATGACATGACAGTTCCAAGCCAGGATGCTGCAAATCTATTGGTTGGTATCAATGTTTTTGTCTCTGCTGGAGATGACATTGAATTCCGAAATCCAACTGAGGATGTATTGGATACCCTATACTATTTCCCAGAACCACAAT